CGGATCTCTGTCCAGCACTGGATCATATCACATGACACCGCAAAAAGTAGGAATCGATTTCAACCTAGTAGGTGGCATACAGAAGATCTGGGTCCAGCAGCACGGCAGTTCCCACCGCTTCACAGTCATACTGGATGGTGAAGGCAAGCTGTGGATGAGCGGTCGTATCCAAAGTAATAGTGGCAACACCATCAGTTTCTGGACCAATGCCTGGCAAGGTGATGGTGATCTGTATTCAGGTCGATTCATCAGGCTGGAACGCGGCTGGTGGAAAGATCATGACATTGAAAACTTCTGGCTGATCGGCGACGTTAACTTTGCCCTCTACATCAGAGAAAAAGGCACAGGCATCACCTACAGCGCAGGTCACAACTGGCACAATGCGCTGGGACATGGCGCAAATCACCAATATTGGTGGAACTCAAGTGGTTTCAAATCCGAACCTGGTCGCGTGGTTGGCCCGTCAAACATAGTAGAAGTTTGGAACAATAACGGCAGCTTCTCTACCAGCACTTCACCCAACAGAGCATACATGACGCCAGTCATGATCACCGAATCAGGTGAAGCATGGGGCAACGGATCCAACGACTACGGCAGCCTTGGATTGGGATACAACGGGGTCGCATATTCTGATATCAACTATCTAGAATTGCAAACCTCGGCTGCGCTGTTCAAAAGGATACCTCACCCAGGCGGAGGAGATGCCAAGTTCTCCACCGGCTGCGGATGGCCACACGACACGACCACTTATGACGCCGGACTTTATATCACTGACCAAGGACAGGCATTTATCGCAGGTTTTGATGGTAGCACGGGCAACGGACAGAACTGGCAAGGCCATTACTGGACCACGAGATATTATCAATACAGCATCTCTGATGCAGGTGCTCATCATAGGTACAACCTACACTCATTCCCAGGCGGGTAAGGAGACTTGCCCGTGGGCGTCAACAATGCACTAGAACAGACTGCAAATTCCCTACGTTTCAAAAGCGTAGGGATACGTGTGCAAAAAAACGCCGTCCGACTGCTTGACACAGTTCCTGTGGAGCTGGACACCTTCTTCCATGCCGACGTTTCTTCTGCCAACTATGTTGTGTTAGCTGAAACAGCCAGTGGTCTTAAAGAATCACTGCAAGTGAATGTGATTGCAGGAATATCAGCTGATCGTCTTTCTTATCAAGGAAGTGTGGCTGTGTATGGCCGAGTGAATTTTGGCACACAGCTATTGAATATCGATTGCGTGGTAGATTCATCCAAGTGTTCTGTGCAGGCCACGCCCAGCGTGGCTGAAGATGTGCTGGTAAAGATATTCCCCATATACATGGAGACCATCTATGGCAGTTAATGCACAACAGGTCAAGTTTGAATCAGATTATGGTTTCAAGGTATCTGGAATTGAACTCAAAGATGATGGATCATTAACAGCAGCCAGTCTGCGTGGCGGCGATCTCTTGGTCAGCGGCACTACCGTGTCTGCACAGGGCACAAACAAAACTATCACCATTACACCAACAGGCACCGGCATAGTCAATGTGGTTGGCACTCTGGTTGCTACTCAATTTATTGGAGCCGGTACATCAGCAGCATTGGGCGACACACCTCCTTTGTCACCAGCACCGTTGCCAGGTGCGTTGTGGTTCAACACCAACACAGGCAAGCTGTATGTGTATTATAATGACGGCAACAGTTCGCAGTGGGTCCAACCAATGACTCCTAGCGTAGGAGGCGCTGGCGGCATCGGCGGCGGCAGTGGAATAGTATCTACAGGATCTGCTGGAAAATTGGCCTATTATCCTGTTAGCGGAACCACAATCGACGACCTAGCAGAAGTGTATTGGCACTCACATGGTGGCACCAGCATGTTGCATATTGATGGATTGCTGGAAGTTTCAGGACAAAAAAACAAAATTAGATTTCATTGGGACACGCTGGCCGATCTCAACTCAGAAGCGAACCCATCAACCTGGCACGGCATGATAGCACATGTGCATGAAACAGGTCGAGTGTATTTTGCCCATTCAGGCGCATGGTCACCATTGGCCAATTTAGCAGATATAACAAGTCCAACTGTGACCAATATTGTCGCAGGTGATAATGTCACAATATCAAATGTTTCGGGTGTGTTTACTATCAATGCAGTGACTGGCACCGGTGGCGGAGGCATAACACTTGAAGAATCACAAGATGGCACTGCTACACTGTTTCATAATGGCACTCATGTGGGCATCACCTACAATTATGTTGATGCTTCTAATGCACTTAGTCTAGCAGTAGACAGTTCTGTGGTTGCTTTGCTGACTTCAACACAAACACTCACAAACAAAACAATCAGCGGTGCTAACAACACTCTTACCAATATTGGCAATGCATCATTGACCAACAGCAGTATAACCATCAATGGCACAGCAGTAAGCCTTGGTGGGTCTATCACTGTGAGTGGTGGCGCAGCCGGTAATCTAGATTCGTTGACAGATGTTGTGATAACCAGTCCAACTTTGAATCAGGTGCTAAAGTATAATGGCACAAACTGGGTCAACGACACTGGCGCAGCCGGTAATCTAGATTCGTTGACAGATGTTGTGATAACCAGTCCAACTTTGAATCAGGTGCTAAAGTATAATGGCACAAACTGGGTCAACGACACTGACGCAACCAGTGGCGGCGGAGGATCTAGCAACAGTTTTGAAACCATTGCTGTGGCCGGTCAAACTTCTGTGGTGGCAGATTCATCAACAGATACATTGACATTGGTCGCAGGAACCGGTATTACCATTACCACTGTTGCAGGTACAGATACCATTACCATTGCCAGTTCAGGTGCTACTGTATTTACAGGATTAACAGACATCTCCACAGCAGGATTAACTGTGGACAAGATCTATATGCCTGCGATTACCATGCTGGATGTCACAGCCAATGGTACCACAGCCTTTAGATTTGATCAATATGGATCTGTAGACGATCCTACAATATACGCTATCAGCGGAACCACCATTGCGTTTAATTTGGCTGGAGCTCCGGGCCATCCTTTCTTGCTTAGAACCTCCGGTGGTGTGAACTACAACACAGGACTGGTACATGTTAGCACTACTGGTGTGGTCAGCACCGGCGCATCTGCACAAGGCAAATCATCAGGTACGTTGTATTGGAAGATTCCTGCTGACAGTGCTGGTGCTGGGTCAGTAAACTATCAATATATCTGTCAGAGTCACTCCTCGATGGTAGGCGTGATCACAGTCAAAGATATAGGTGTGATATAAACTAAATATGCAGTATAGGACAACAACATGGCCATAAACTTTCCAAACAATCCAGCAGTGAATGACACTATCACAGTTGATGCCAACACCTGGGTTTGGAACGGAGTCACGTGGACTGTTCAACCAATAACTTCACCCAGTTTTGTTGATGTCAGTGCTACAGGAACGATCACAGGTAATGTTTCAGCCGGCTATGTAGAAGCCAGCGGTGTAGGCAGCAAGATACGTTTTTATTTTGACGACTTGGCTAGTTTTCCTAGTGCTGTCACATGGAAGGGCAGTCTAGCCTATGCCAACAACACACAGAAGATATATTATGCCAATGGTGCGACCTGGCAACAGATATCTCGTTCAACCGATGGGGTCAACACGACAGAATCGTCCAGCTTCAGCAATGTGTCAGTGACTGGCGGCAGCATCAACGGCACACCAATCGGTAACACATCGCCTTCCACAGGCGCATTCACATCAGCGTCATTCACATCAGCGTCAATCGCCAGCGAACCCGTCTTGCCAAATCAGATAACTAACAAAGCATACGTGGATCGTAAGACGAATTTAGCGATCGCCCTGTCAGGATAAAAAATGTCAAAGAAACTGATATCAAAATACTCATTCACTCCAGGGCTAGCAGGCGCTGGTACCATAAAGGTTCCAAGCAAAGTCAGTCTTGAGCGTTTCATACTGATCACAAATTCTACCACGAACGAAGTAATATTCAATTTTCTCGAAGACGGACTAGGTGGATCGGCGTCGTATGATGCATCCGACACCACATCATTTATCAATGTAATTGAAGGTGTTACCACACTCACGCTGGAACGCAACACTTCAAGTATGAGTTCTTCCCACAAACTCAACATCATGGTCGATGATGTGGATCTCAAAGTGCGTCCTTATGATTTTGGTACAGATGCGATCGAGCGTATGAGAACAGCAGATCCTCAATCACTGATTGACGCTGACTTTGAATACGGCTTGCAGCCGACCAAGTGGCAAAACCTCAGCCAAATCCGGCAGTATCCTAGCATTTACGAAGTACCGGGCACTGACCTAATAGTCAGCAATATCACAACCGACGGCGGAGCCAACAGTTTGATCACTGTGAACACAGTTGACGTGCACGGATTTGTGGCAGGCACTCCTGTAACCATACAAGGTCTCAGTAGGGCCATCGCTGGATACAGTCGAGCAGAAGGTTCTTTCATTGTTGCAGCTACACCAGCACCTACATCAAACAACTTTGCTTATTATGCCAAAGGTACAGTTGGTACCAGTGCACAATCTCTATTGACTGATACTATACAGTTGCGCCGAGGAGGATTCTACACAGGTTCTCAACTGCCGTTGACCAGCATCGTGTCAGATGGGTTGACCCCGTCGACCATAACAGTGACCACTTCCAATACACATGGATTGCCTCCAGGTACTCCTATCGTGGTTGATACTACCTCTGCTGGAGTTGGACATGAAAATGCCGAAGGGCCTTTTTATGCGACTGCGATAACAGGAGCCAACACTTTTACCTATCTAGCCAGAGGTCAAGTGACCACTAGTGTCACGTTGACCGCCAACCTGTATGTCAGACCGGATTCGTTTTTCGTCCATAGACCCTATGACGGCGGTGTGCTGATATCAGCTGGCGGAACCAGCTATGGCATGCATGCCCTACGTTCTTCTAAAAAGTATTTTCGTTATCAGTCCGGTAAAGGTCTGTTGTTTACCACAGGTACCTTGTTAAAACCAAACTATGATATACAGAGCGTGACTGCCACTGGTACAGCACCAGGCTCTGTTATCACAGTGACAACAGATGGTGTTGATCACGGACTACAGATCGGTGCGACAGTCAGATTGGCCAACATTGTCACGTCAGGCTACAATGGAACATATACTGTTACAGGAATCATCTCAGACACTGCTTTCACTGTTGCAGCGATCAACACCTTGGGCAACACCACGGCTTCGTTGGAAGTGTCTCCCAAAATCTATGTGGTATCTTGGGCAGGATCTTCTACCAGGATTGGCATTTTTGACGAACAGAATGGTATGTTCTGGGAACATGATGGCCAAGAACTGTATGCTGTGATTCGAAATTCAACCACACAGGTGGCCGGTTTGTTGAATATCAATGCAGATTCCAATGCGGTAATCGGAATCAATACGCGATTCCAAGATCAGCTCAAAGTAGGTGACGACGTAGTCATTAGAGGCATGACACACACCGTTACCTCTATAGATAGTCAAACATCAATGACCGTGGCACCAGATTTTCGCGGTGTAGCCAACGTAACTGGCGTGCGTGCATGTGTTGTCCGTGACCTTCGCATACCAAAATATCAGTTCAATAGAGACACGCTGGATGGCAATGGTCCTTCAGGATTTAACATCGATCTCAACAAGATGCAGATGATGGGTATCCAATACACATGGTACGGCGCAGGCTTTGTTGATTTCATATTGCGTGGTCCAGACGGTAACTTTATCACGGTGCATCGCATCAAGAACAACAACGTCAATGACGAAGCATATATGCGTTCAGGTAACTTGCCTGCTAGATACTCAGTCGCCAACGAAGGCTATGTGGGTCGATTGGCCACTACTATATCACCGTCAGATACAACCATGACTATGGTCAATGCCTCTCGATATCCTGTCAGCGGCATGATCTATATTGACAACGAATTGATCAGTTATTCTGGCAAGTCTGGCAATACACTTACTGGACTCACACGTGCTGCTACCCATGCATTCTTTGCTGGTGGTTCTGTAAGGAGCTTTACAGCAGGCGCAGCAGCAGCGCACAGCGCAGGCGCCGGCATACTGCTAATGAGCATCACATGCAGTCCAACACTGAGCCACTGGGGTAGCGCCGTGATCATGGACGGAAAGTTTGACTCAGATCGTGGTTACATCTTCAACTATCAGAGACTAAATCTTTCTATCACATCTACCAATCAAACAGCATTCTTGATCAGGTTGGCACCCAGCGTGAGCAATGCCATCGTGGGTGATCTTGGGTCAAGAGATCTGCTCAATAGATCTCAGCTGTTGCTGGAACAGCTCGAAGTTACGTCGGCTTCTGCAACACCTATGGTGGTAGAAGGAGTGCTGAATCCACAAAACTATCCCGTCAACCCATCCAACGCCACATGGTTTCCTCTGACGCCGTTGTCACAAGGCGGACAGCCTAGCCTAGCCCAGATCTCGACCGCAATCAGTTGGGCCACAGGTTCGTTTGCCATTCCAGGTGAGCAGGTGTTTTCGTTTGTTGCTGCTGGTTCAGATACCAAGGTATTGGATCTTTCCAAGCTGAAAGAGCTGACTGCTACCACCATCGGTGGTCGCGGCGCATTTCCAAACGGTCCAGACGTGTTGGCCATCAACATCAGGACTACTACAAGCTCATCCACTGCCAACATCGTTCTTCGCTGGTCTGAAACACAAGCCTAACTTGTGTAGGCATAATTATTTGTTATGCCTACACTAAAAGAACTCACTCAAGAAAACCATCGTCGTGCAGAACGCACAGCATTTGTTGCGGCAATGATGAAAAATCAGCTGACCAACCAACAATGGGCCGATTACTTGATATGGAAACGCGACTTACTGGTCATCCTAGACCGCAAGCTGGAGTTGAAACAGTCACATCTAGAATTCGATCGTGTGCAACAATTTGACAGCGACATACAAGAAACTGGTGTTGTTCCTAGAGAATTGCAGTCTTCGCAAGCATACAACGAACACATAAAGAATCTTGACGATCGTCAAGCATGGGCTCATGTGTATGTGCACTATCTTGGAGATCTGCGTGGCGGACAGATGTTGAGGCGCATGGTACAACTGCCCATGACTCACGTGGACTATACAGACAAAGAAGCCATTGAATCGGTGATACGAGCACAGGTAGATGAATCGCTGGCCGACGAAGCCAACTGTGCTTTTGTATTGACCATGGCGGTCATGGAGGAGATAATGCGATGAGCAAGATCTGGGATACCATGTTGGTATTGCAGTCGGATCTAGAAGCCATGCTCAGTCGTGTGGGTTCTCCTGTGGACGAAGGTCACGATTTTCCTTGGCCCAATCATGTGTGGACCAGCAATACCTTCCGACGAGCACACCTCGATGCAGTTGATGCCAGAGAATCAAAAGGTCTATACATGTTGCATGTCACTGTCATGCCTCACATCAGCGATAGCAGTCCTATCTTTGGATTTGACATTATATGTGGTGCCAAGAAAATCACAGGATGTTTCCATGATTTCAGTGCGTCAGTTGACCCTCAACATCCTATGATGCTGTGGTTCCAGGAACATGTCAAGAAGTATCAGTGGCGCAAGGAAAGAGATCTACCAGATTGGGCGCAGCGTATATTCAGTCCAGGAATGATCGCGGCTGGTAATGTGCAAGATGATGCAGAAGTAGAACAGATCCTGGATATGGTGCGCACCACACTGCCATGGTATCTGGATCATGTGGGCCGTGAGTTTTACAAAGCAGATCCACAGGCCATACTAGATGCCCAAAATTACTATTGTCAAAATCAGCGTCAGAACCCACACACTCCTAGGGTCATGCAGAGCCTGGGCTTTGACGAAGCCACGGTTGACCGCTTTATAAAAGATTGTCTGTTTCCTGATTTAGTATAAGCGCAGCAAACTTGTTGTGCCACATGATCAGACGACGACGTTGGGTCACTGAACTTTCTCTATAACGAGGATCTTCGGCCAAATCCTGCATCACTTTGATATCCTCAAGACAGCACCAACGCAACACTCGATTGAACTGATAATCTTCTCTCACTGCTTTGATGATAGGATGATTCCACTGTTCGTTGTTGGCCAAATGTCTTGCTTCCAAGTACCAGCGTTCTAACCAGCTGACATTGCCTTTGTAATTCTTTTTCAGCATGGGATTGATCAAGCGTTTGTCCCATGAATGGAATAGATCTACGCTGCGTTTGACGATTGGCTGTTTTTGTTTCTTGGGAAATGGTATTATGATTGCTTCATGTGTTTCCATGCTGCTCCAACCATTTTTCTAGATTGACCAACTTGCTGACGAAGCTGCTGGATTGTATGAGTCCTTTGCTTTTGTGATGCAGAGGGCGAGGATTTATACCCAGCGGCAACCAGCAATAGCCGTCGCTTTCTGAATTCAGCTGTGGAAGGAATTCTTGTTCTACTACCAAACAGAAAGTGTCGTAGATGAATTTTTGATCTTTACTGACATATCTATGCAGTGGAACTATTTTCTTCCAGGCAGTGATACCTGTTTCTTCTTCAAGTTCTCTGATCAACGTGTCTCGTGGTGATTCTCCAGTATTGCTACGACCTCCCCACAGTCCCCAGGTGCCGCTCCACTTTTCTTCAGTGCTGCGCAACTGCCAGCAGTAGCGACGTGTGTCGCATGCATAGATTAAACCGCCAGCAGCACGTGTCACACCAACAGGCGCCAGTATCCCGGTTGATATATTCCCTCGTAACTCAGTATCCATTGTCCGTCCATGAAAGCCAGCTGGTGGCTGCTTGCTGTGTTCAACACATATTCTGTCGTGGTTGTTGCACTTGCATCAAAGCTGACCACCCAATTGGTACCATTGAATTCAATGATATCTTCAGCATCAGCATCAAGACCTCCCCACTGGGGAATATCTGTAGGAGACACTATCACTATGTATCTCTGACCCGCGGCCGCTGGAGGTAGACCCAGCCCTGGTGCTGCCTTGGTTGGATCGATCACGCCATCTACAGGATTTTTAGTGTTAGTAGGGAGGCTGTCTTCGTCGATGTTGATCAAGAGTTTGTTTAGATCTACAGGATGTTCAGACAGCACACCGACGTATTCTCCTCCCCAGACGCCAGGACGCGATTGACGATTTACACGAATCTGACTGATGCCAGAGCGCAAGCCGCCAAATGATTGCAAGAAATCGCTCCAGGTCAGTAGATCACCATCTACTGTAGTCTTGAGATCTCTGGTCAGCAACTGCAATTCGCCGTTTTGCAATCTGACCGCACGCTCGGGGTCTGTCACACTTTGCCACTTGGACTGCGCATCACTGATGAACGTGTCGTCCAACAGTTGATCCAGTTCGTCTTGTTCTCCGGCACGTATGGTATTGATGATGTTGTAGATCAGCTGTTGCCTTTGCACCAATGCAGGAGGATTGATATAGATAGGCATGTTGAAGACCAAGCTGGACACATCAAGCACGTCGTCTGTTCCGGCTGGAACCTGTCTCGCACTCCATACAGTGTTGATCAGCTCTACGAAATTCAGTCTGCTCCAATCAAACACATTGTCATTGTTGCGAAGATCCAAGCTGGGGTTAAACAACACCAGGATCTGTTCCATCAACTGCAATTTTTGCTCGGTGTTGGAAGTCCAGACGTCCACTTGCACGTTGAGATCATACGGAACAGGCATGTGTCGTTTGATAGTATAAGTCTGACCCATCTGATCCAAATAGTTACCGGTGGCTTCGTCGTAGGCTTTTTCAAACACCTGCACCTTTTCGATGTGTGTGGGATTGAGCCTACGCTCAGAATTGGGCAGCAATTCAGTGATATACGCAGCGATAAAAGGTACAGTGTTTATCACATTGTCGCTGTTGTTCTTGAGCACGTGTGCAACCATCCTGTTGATATCACCATATCGAACAGGCACGCGATGATAGATGTCTAGGCCATTTTCGTCTTTGCCCATCTTGACGCTGAAGCCTGCAAAGAAGCGCATGAACTGTTGTAGATATCTTCGTATCTGCCTATCATAGAAATAATTGATGATGATATCAGCGGTTTTAGACCGCTGCCTCCTTGATATGGGTAAATTTATAAATGAACATCAGAAGTCCGTCCTTGGTTTCACAACACCGCTGATTGGTTGTCTAGATTCAAAGTTCTGTCCGTCAAGATTGGTATCCTTGGAATCGTTGTTGATGAATGCACCTGCATTGACAGACCGAGCCACCACGTCTTTCCTGTTGGGGAACACATTGTCATACAGTCTGGCCCATCTATTTCCTCTATACACAAACAATCGATTGGGCGAGAAGTCAGTGCGTATAAACAGG